GCTGTTCCAGCAAATTGCCAATGGTCTGTGCAGCAAACACATCACCGCCGCCGGAATTGATACGCACTGTCAGGCTCGTCAGCGCCCCCAGTGCGTTCAGTTCGTCGGCAAAGGTCTTGGGGGTCACTTCGTCGCCCCACCAACTGCTGTCCGAAATATCGCCGTACAGCAGCAGTTCCGCGCTACCTGCCGCTTGGTTTCTAAACTGCCAAAACTTCTTAGGCATGGTCATTCCTCCTGTTGCCCGCCGGGCGGCTTGGCCTGCGGGTTTGTGATCTCGTCAACCTCCCGCTTGCGCTTGGCTTCGATCACGCGCTGGCGGATATTGCGGTTGTAGTCGCCGCCGGTCATGGTGGCGGTTTCCTCCTGCGCCGTGCTGAATCCGGCGTCCACACGCTTCACAGCGGCGTCCACCTCCTGCACGGGGTTCAGGTTGGTACGGGCCGGGCCGTTCCACGCGCAGGCGGTGTATGCCTTGCGGATTGCCGGGTCAGCAAAAAAGCCCGGTGCCGCAATGCGGCCCCGCGCCACTGCCTCGGCAAACCATTCCTCGTAGATCGGCTGGCAAAAATCATCTGTGAACCAATCGCGCTGCATACTGCAAGTGCGCCAAAACTCGTTCAGCGCACCACGCGCCGCGCTGTAACTCGTCGTAAACTGCTTAAACAGCACCTCCGGCGGGATTTCCAGCGCCGCGCCGATCTGCCGTATCAGCGCATTGGTAAAGGCGTCATACCCGGTGTTCGGGTGCTTGGGGTCTGCAAACTCCACATCCTCGCCGGGGTTTAGGCTCAATATAGCGCCGGGGCCAAGCTCAATGCTGCTTTGGTCTTGCGCGTCGATCAGCATATCCGGCGGCAGCATTTCGCCAAACGGGCGGGCGTCGCTTGCCTCGCCCTGCTTCACAAACACGGTAAACATGGCACTAAGCACCGCCGCCGTGATTTCGGCGTCCGTGTAGCGGCCCAACTGTTTCAGGGCTTCCAGCACCGGGGCCAGCATGGGCACACCGCGCCGCTGTCCGGCCCGCTCCCGGTTCATCACATGAAGTACATTCCGCCGCCCGGTGGTCTTTGTGTAGGCTTCAACCCGCGTCCAGTGCGGCCCGCCGCTGGTGTAGGCGTTGCTTGCCAGCGGGTGGCGGTCACATACCCAGTAGGCTACCACCATGCCGTCGGCGTCCGTTTCCACGCCCTGCACAATGCAATGCACATCATGGCCCTGCACCGTGCAGGGCACCAGCCGGTCAAAGCCGTCCGGGCTGCAAACCCGGTCAGCCTCCACCAGCCTCACCCGCAGGCTGTACGGCTGCCCGGTCTGCTCCTTGGTGGGCAGCAGCACAATGGCATCACCATTCATGGCATAACTCAAAAAGGTTAGCTGTTGCAGTTTGTAAAAGTTGTCCACCCGGTCAGCGTCGCACACCGGCGTGTCCGCCCAAAGGGCAAACTCTCGCACGATCTGCGCTTGCAGTTTTTCGGCGTCCTCCGGGGTCAGCCCCAGAAACTCCGCGTCGATCTGCGGCGCAGGCATAAGTCCGCCTGCAATCACATTCGTGCGCATGGTTTTCAGCGCGGCGCTGGCCGTGGGGATTCCCATGTAGGCGTCGCGGCTGCGCTGGCGCAGTATGTCGATATTGTCCTCAATATCTTCCTTGGCGCTGCCACCGTAAAACTCCCACCCGCGCAAGGATTTCTTGGTCAGGTTTGCCCCGTAGTTGCCGTATCCGCTGTCAATGATTTTCAGCGCGGCGCGGGCGGCTGCCCGCTTGGCAGCGTGTACCGGGGCCACGGCGGCCACGGCTCTGTCAAATACATTCACGGTGTCGCCCTCCCTCACACATCACGGGCAACAAAGTGGTACAGGCGGTTGCGCCCGCCGTTCTTTTCCTCGGCCTCCGCCTCGGATAATTTTTGTGCCCAATATTCCATTTCCTCGCGGATTTGTTTCAGGTCTGCCCGCGTCAACATTCTTGTGCCGATTTAGCTTTGCCCGGTGGCTACACTTTCCTCCGCCGCAAGCCATGTATTCAATTTCTGCCGGCACATTTCTTTTGAAAAAATAGCCATTAAATACCTCCTGTAATGCGGCGGCGGCCTGCCCGCCGGGGTCTTTGCGCCATGCCCGGCTCCGGCTTTGCCAGCACGGGGTTGGCAATCTCTAAAGCGGCGGTGGCATAGTTGCGCAGGTCAAGCGGTTCGTTGCGCTTGTACTTGCTGTCTTTCAGCTCCCACACGGTAACGCTGCGCCCCTTGCGGAACCGCACCACCATCTTCTCACTGGTCAGGCCCTTAAAGTAGGTTTCATCGTACCCGGCTTCTTCGTTCGCGGGAAAGTGGCAGTAGTTCGGCCCCTTGGTGTTGTGGCGCAACCGCTGGTATAACAGCGCCTTGCCCGCGTCCACGCCAATGATGAACAGCGGCGTTTTCACACGGTTGTTGGTGGTGGGGTTGCGGATGTAGGGCACCTCGGCACCGCCCTTGCCCTTGATCGCCCACACGCCGCGCTCGTACCGTTCCTTGGTAAAGCGGTACACTTGGTCGGTGTGGTGGCCGCCGCTGTCAATGCAGCAGCTTATAATGCGCAGCGCGGTTCCGTCCTTTTTGCACCACACGGTCTGCAAAAAAGCGTCCAAGTCCTCCCACACCTGTTCTTTCAGCATATCGCCGTAAATCTTTTGGTATCGGATTCCCCAGCTTTCCTTGCCAACGCCCCAACCCACGATCTCAACCTCAAAGCGGTCATCCTGCACATCCACACCGGCGGTAAGCACAAGCACTTCTTCGGGCACCACCGCGTCATAAATCTCGCGGCGGTTGAACAGTTCGGTGTCCTCCACCTGTTCGCCCCGCTCCTCCCAAGTTTCACCCAGTTCGGTATTTACCCAAACCTTCATGCCCTCCGGGTTTCCTTGGTCAAGCTGTTCTTTCGCCACTATGAATTTCTGCACGATCTCTTTCCATCCGCAAAAGGTGGAGGCAAGCGTGTTCAGGTGGAACCCCCGCGTTTCTGCGCCGGGGTTTTCCGCCACAAAGCGGCCCTGCTGGCTCTGCTGTTTCCAGCGGTATTCGTTCGCCACGCACCCGCAGCGTTCGCATTTGTAAACGATCTCTTTTTGCAGGTCGTCCGGGTCAAAGATAAGGTTTGCCCACACAAAAGGCTGGTAATGCCCGCACTCCGGGCACGGCACATTCCATTCCTCGCGGGTGGATTGGTTGTACTCGGTTTCAATGCGGCTGTGCCCCTTGATAACCGGGGTCGATACCATAACCGTTTTCTTATCCCAAAATGTTGTTTGGCGTTTTTGGGCAAGGCTCAACGGGTCGCCCTCGGTTCCGGCGCTGCCGGGGTAGCGGTCTACCTCGTCGGCCAGCAGCACTTTAATAGGGCGGCTGGCAAGGCCGGTGGCGCTGTTCGCGCCCACTATGGTGATGTGCCCGCCGGGGAAATTCTTTTTCAAGATCGTGTTCCCGGCGTATCGGCTTTTCACATCCACCAGCCCGCGCAGTACCGGCGTGTCGCGTATCATCGGGGCCAAGCGGTCTTTGCTGAATGTCTGCCCCATGTCCAAGGTCGGCTGCATAACCAAGATGGGCGCGGGGGCATAGGCCATAAAATAGCCAAGGATGTTCAGCAGCAGTTCGGTCTTGCCCAACTGCGCCGCGCACATGATAACTACCCGCCGTATGTGCGCATCACCTATGGCGTCCATGATCTCCCGCTGGTACGGTGCCTTGTCGGTGTGCCACCGCCCCGGCTCGGCGCTGCTCTCCGCGCTCAACATACGGTAGCGGTCAGCCCATTGGGATAGTGTCAGCTCCGGGGGCGGTTTCAGCGTTGCCACACACCGCGCCAGCATTTCCATTGTCGCCTGCGGTATTCCCAGCAGCTTTTGCTTTTTTGCTACCCCACAGTCTGTCGTACTCCTTTCGCCTGCAATCCGGGAAAAAGCACAGACCGCTTTCGTCGCCTGTCCAAATTCTCCACACGCACCCCGCGCAGGGGTCTTTATTTTTCTTCTGTCCTTTCATCGGCAGTGTCCTCCACAGCAAAGGCCACGCGGTAGTCGCTCAATTCTTCCAGCGTTTCGTCGATAGCCTTTTTCATTTCGTCAAAAATAGCGGCTTGGTTTCCGTCCATAGCCGCCAGCGTAGGCGATAGCTTGGCAGGCATAGCCAAAAACCGGCTGCGGATATTCAGGCACATGGTCTGTATGCCTTTCTCAATATCCTGCGTACTGTGCAAATCGCCCCGGCGCAGGTCGTTGTCCATTTCCGCTGCTTTCCGCTTTTCGGCGGTCAGCTTCATGCGCTCGGTGTTCAGACTTTCTTTTCCCGCTCCGCCCAAATACTTGATGTACCGGGCCACGGTGGGTTGCAGCTCATACAGCCCCGGTCTTGCCTCCACAATCACGCCCTCGTCGCGTAACTGCCGCACCCGGCGTTCGGTCAGGCATAACCACTGGGCAATAGCCTTGCTGGTGTACAGTGTCATTCCTCCGTGTCCTCCTCCAAAGGCGCGTCAAGATCATCTGCCGCCGTCCCGTCGGGGTCTGGCACATCCACCGCGCCGGTGGCTCTCATGCGCAAAATTTCAAGCCGCTGCTTTTCCAGCGCCATGCGCCTGTCGCTCTCCTCCAAGGCCCGCAGGCTGTCCGCAATCTTGGCAATGCGGCCCTGCACCTTGTATAGCGCTTCCTGCAATTTCAGCACCCGGCTAAAGGCGCTGTCCTTGCTGTACATACCCATGGTTTGGTTGGCACCGTCTTTTTTGTCCTTACCCCGCCCGCCGGGGGTGCGCATATCCAAAAGGCTGCTCACAAACAGCGCGTCCTCCTGCTGGCTCTCATACTCGGCAATTTTTGCCAGTATCTTGTGTTCGCGGAACTTCAAAATCTTCATTTCATGTTCCAGCGCCTCACGCCCGCCCAGCGGCACACTCTCGGTGATCTTCAATTCTTCGGCAGAAAGCATATCAAAAAAGACGGTGCTGTACGCTCCGTCTTTCTCTGCGTTCTTATTGCCGGGCGGCGCACCGTCGTGGCTGCCTGCTGCATTGCGCTTGCCCTTGCTGTTTTGGTTGCCCGGCTGCCCGCCGCGCTTTTTCTTGGGTAACGCTTCTTCCCACTTGTCCGCCGCTTTCCAGTTGCGCAGGGTTTGGTAACTCACACCCAGCTCCCCGGCCAGCGCCCGCAGGCTTACTTCCTCGCCCTTTTTCTTCTTGGCGATATATTCAGCCTTGGCGGTGTCGCGCTTCTCGCTCCGCTTCGGCATTCTACACCTCCAAAAAGTAAAGCCCGCCCTCACCGGGCAGGCCCAAAACAAAAGGCCCGCAGCGTCCCCGCCACGAGCCTTTATATTTTCATGCTACTAATATACCACACAAAACCTGTCAAAGTTGCTAACTTTCTAAAAAAAATTTCTCGCCACCAAATAGTGCCATGCACTTTGATAGGTCGCCGTCCGCTTGTTCAGCTTTGACCAGCCAAATTCAGGTATGTGCAAAATGTATTCCAACTGCTTTTTCGTTGGCACAAATCCGGCAAACTCCGGCGCGTCGCTCTCTATCGGTGCATGACCAAACGGATGCCCGGTTTCTTGGCAGTACACCGCATAGCAGAACATAGCCGGTTTCCGTTCGTCCGGCACTCCATCCCAAATACAGGTGATAACGGATTCCGGCTCTTGGAAGTGCGACACGCGCA